TCCCTTGCCAGGCAGATACATCAATTCCTCTTATTTCCATGTCCGTCTCCTTTCACAGAGAAAATAGGGATTAGGGATGATCACTCATCCCCTGAATTATTCGTCCTTATTTGTCTGTTTAATGATCTGATTTACGTATGTAGAAAGTCCCGCAATGAGAATTCCCTGCGTGATTGCTGTAAAGATTGCCATCGCAACGTCCTGGCCGGTCCCGCAGGTACAAGTGGCAAACACATAGATTGCACAGATTGCAATGCTAATTCCTCCAAGAATAAGCGGGATATACTTATCTTTTACTGCCTGTGCCTGTTTTAATGCCATTCCCACAAAATACAGGGCAATTGCTACTACGATTAGTTCTGGTTTTACATAATTTGTAATCTGTTCCATAGTCATTCTCCTTTTCTTTCCAGGTCTTCTATTCTATGATTCGCAACCTTAATCTGTTCCTCATGCACACTTATTTTTTCTTCCAGAGCATAAGTTCTTTTGATAAGGTTATTGTGTTCATTTACTCTTTTGGTCAGCTCTTCCAGCTTGTACTCCATAAGAGTTCGCGTCTTTTCCTGCTGTGCATTATTGCTGATCACACATACAATTAATGTAACCGCCGCACTGATGCAGGCTGAAATGATTGTTTCCATTTCTTTTTCCTTTCTGGCAATTGCGCCGGCGCAATTTTAGATAAAATAAAAGAAGCCTCTCGGCTCCGCTCTGATTCTTCTCATAAATTTCTCCTAAACAAAAAGAGAGCATTTCTGCTCTCTATATTGTGTGTTTTATATGGAGTATGTTTTTTTGCAAGCCCAGTTAAAATGTTTCTTTAAAGAATCCAGCCTTTGCCAATTCCTCGCTCATTTTTTCATCTTGGCTCTTTCCATCATTCTGAATTTTGCCAAGCAAATCATTAAGCATATCTTTCAGCTGACTTATGTTTGTGCTCAAATACCCATCCATTTGTGCACGGCTTAATTCGTATATCCTGCCACGTTCCAATTGATTCAGTTTGTTACTAATATTTAAAAGTTCACTACTATACCTTTTTGAAATGTCATAATCCAGTTTACTCATCGCTTGTACCTCCATTGTTTTTTTATTTATTCTATCATCCTATTTATAGAGATACAATCGTTAATTGGAAGTTTTGATAGTTAACTAAAGCTCTCGTCCCAAAAGTCCATGAGCAGTAAACCCTTGTATTTACAGGAATTTTCTCGTATCTATTGCTATCATCAGTACCAATCTGCTTTAGTTAATTAGTTTCCGCTTTCGGTTCTTCTTCCTTATTAATATCCATCAACTCATTATACTGTTCCTCTGTGATTCTCCCAACTGCAAAAAACACATCAATCTTATTCTTTAAATCATCTGTAAGTCCGTTTCTTTCTTTAAGTTTTAATAATGTTCTATATAACATAATCATACCTCCAATTCTGTAAGTGCTACTGCGTATTCGCTGTTTACATAGGCTTCTGCTGATTGTAAGTCCATATCATAGATGTAATCTCGGTTGTCGTTTAACTGTTGCTTCACATAGTTCCAACCATTAGTCATGCTAATCGGATAGTTAAATACTGTATATCCGTCAAGCTGTTCTGAATTGACGCTGATGTTTGTAGTCGGATAATATGTGGATAGTGATTTTAGAGATTTGATTTGTTCAAGCGATAATTCTTCTTCAGTTTGTGAAGTTAATGCATAAATTACATATGTATCTTGAACTAATTTAATTGCTGTTTGCCTATCCGTAAATCTATCATTAACAAAAATAATGCTGTTATTGCTAGGAATGTACACATATCCGCTTTTATCAGTCCACGTCGAACTTTTATACCGGTTCGATATAGGACGATGCTCTTTACTTGTATCATTAACACTGAGTGCTAAATAACCATTTCCGTTTGAGTGGAGACCATGTGATACACTTACATCTTTAACATCTTTCAAGTTTAATCGCTTTACTTTTCGATACAATTTTCCTTTCTCAACATCCACATAATCACTAACATACTGTTGTTCACCGATTGTGACGTTGCCACCTGAATTTACAGGGATTGCGTTGAGGGTAATATTGTTAAGCGTAACAGATTGAACCTTTAATCCATCTTCATTTGTTACTTTAACAGTCGGATTCACCACGCTCTTAATCTCAACTGGATTCTCTGGCGTTGGCGTTCCATCCTGTGAAAACTTCCCACATATCATCATATCTTGAATCTTGCCATTGTCGGAATCAGTAACATGAGTTTCACCCTGATTCGATGCATAGAACTTTGTAATTTTGCTTAATAAATCTTCCTTCAGTGAAGCAACATCCTTTTTATTCTGTTCGATCTGCTTTGATGCATCCTCTACACTTTTTGCAGATTGGGCCGCATTGTCGGCAGAAGTCTTTGCACCTTCAGCTGATGCTGCAGCATTTTCCGTATTACTGGCAACAGTCTGAGTGTTTTGTGCTACTTCCCGAGCATTATTCAAAACAGTTTGGGTGGCTTCTTCTACAGTCGCTCTATCATCCGCAACGGTTTTAGCATCATTCCCCACTCTGGTTATGATCTTTTCTCCCTCAGTCTTTACGGTATTGACCGATGTAGTTTGCTGATTGGTGATTGTATTTATTGCCTGTTGTTTTGTAGTATTAATCTCTTCTTTCGACTGTTCAACCGCTTCGGACACTCTACTGTCAAAACCGGCAATCTGCCCATTAATATTCTGCTCAGATTCAGATACTGTCTTTCTGGACTGTTCGGCGCTCTGAGCAGAATTCGCAGCGCTATTTTTGCTATTTCTCGCTTCCTGCGCCGCCCGGACTGTATCGGAATGTAACTGTTGTACATCTGTCTGAACTGCTTCTATTTCCTGCTGTGCCAGCTCTACTGCTGCTCTGGATGTTTCTACCTGTACGGCTTTATTGATCACATTGTTATATGCAGCAGTGTATTCCGGTGTCATATCTCCGGGTGCAGCTATCATCTGCCAATGTTCTGAATCGCGTCCCGCATCAGGAGCAATTCCGGTGATCGTTGTCTCCAGTTCTGCCAGGCAGAAATATGAGCCGCCCCGATATGAAACTGTATCAAGATATTCATACGCAGCTGAGTTATCATATTCTCCTCGTGGGTTTAAGGAGATATTTCCTAAATCTGTTTCTGTATAATTATTTACTGTATTTGACATCCGGTACCTCCTCAAACTTTCAGCCGGTATTTCAAACGTGATCCGATTCGTTTAAAATTCACTTTATCAATAGTTGGATCTGAATACATTTTTAAACGGCCCTTGACAACTTTAAAAGCTGTAAAGAAAACATTTCCTGTATCGCCTTTCAGACTTTCATGTTTTTCTTTCACATAATCGTCTATCTCTTTCTTTGCCTGTTCACTTTTCTCAGAAACCTCTTCTGCAGAATCTTTTGCTTCCTGGCTGGCTTTCTCTGCCCGATCAGCAGCATTGTTTACTTCTTCTATCGCCTCCCGGAAGAATTTCTTTTCCTCCGGTGCATCTACAAGATCTGTGTTTGGCTTTGGTCTTGCCCGGACGGGGATTGTGATCTTGTATTTTGTTTCTCCAGATTCAGTATCTGCAAGATAGATGAATGCATAGATACTGTAATTGCCTCCTGCGTTCTTCCGGAGGAAACTGTCAGGAATCTGTACCTGTGCAGTTTTGTCTTGTACGGCTCCGATCTGAATCAGAGATTCTCCTTCCTGGTCCTGATCAGAAAAGTGGACTTCAAATGTTGCAGGAAGAGTAATTCCTTCTATCTGCAGCATCTGGCCATAGTCATACTGCCAGAGGGAGGTTGTTCTCGCATATATGTAATCGTTAAATGTTGCTGTTATGATGTTATCCATGATTTTATATCACCTTCTTTTTGCGCTGGCGCAATAATAGCATTCACCTTCACGGTAAGCCAAGCCACTCATCATCCTACTTCCAGTGCATCCAGGCACTCTCCGACTACGGCACGAAGATTAAATAAATTTGGCACTTGTTCTCTTGTGTATACTCCAGTAAGCACCAGAGATACCCATGTCTTTACAAGGCCACTGTTTTTCGTAAACTTCATTTGTCAACTTCTCCTTTCTCCAGAATTTTATAAACAACTTCTCTCAGATTTCCGATGTTCGGAACCTGTTCTTTTGAATAATGCTTGCTTTCTACTAATCTTACCCAGGTCTTTACAAGGCCGCTGTTCTCATCAAATTTCATTCTGTTGTTCCTCCCATAATCTGAGCTAACATAATACTAAGTTCTCCGATTGCGCTGTCGTTCTGCTCCTGCATCTGAGCTAACATAATGCTAAGCTCTCCAATCGCACTGTCATTCTGAATCTGCTTTTCTGCATCTTCTGCTTTTCTGGTCTTTTTCACGTCACGCATTAAAGTACCCCCATCCCGATCGCTCTTAAGGCAATCTCTCCTGTTGAGTCGTTTGCTGTAATCTTCACTCTCGCCGCAACAGCCCATTTCTCTGCAACCTTTGCAGTGTTTTGAAATGTATGATTACCCGCTGAATCCGGAGTGTAAGTCTCCCAGGCCGGAGAAGCATCGTTTGCATTGTTTGCGACCCAGATTTCTTTTGTAACCTTGTCATCTGCAACGAGGTCTAAAAGAACAACCATCTTCTGTGCTCTGTCAGCAGTCTCCTGCGGATGTGTCTGCACGTCCAGAATAGTCCCGATACGGATTGCTCTTGCTTCGGAAAGGATTCCTGAGTCTGTTGATACAACTCTCAGATATACTTCTCCGGATGCCCCGGTTACTTTTATTCTGAATTTAGTTCCCACATCTTCGTTCGATGCGGATGCTGCAGATACCCATTGCCCGCCTACGTATTTTTCAAGACTCGTAAATTCCTTGCTGTTTGAGAATCCTGAGTTCCCGGACATCTGAACCTTGAACGTCTGTGTATCCCCTTCAGAATCTGCTCCGATGTTGAATTCTACATAGAAGTCACTGTCCCGGCGTTCCCCGTTTGCCGGAGATATGATCGTCGGAGCAGCAGGGCCATTCTTCTTTGTGAAGGTGTACGTGACTGTTGTTGCCGCGTTCTTTGTGTCTGTCGCAGTAATCGCCACAGTGTGGCTTCCAATGCTTAATGCGGGCCAGTATTTGCTCAGCACAAGTGAGAACGTTCCGTTTGACTGGCTTTGGTAGGATTCCTTTTGTGTTTCATCGATCTTTACGCTGATGTTGAATTTATCACCATCGGAATCGTTTATGGCGTAGTCAATGTTTATCGGTTTGTTCAGTTCGCCGTAACTTTTACTGGCCGGGGTAATATGTGGGGCAGCGTTCAGGACTCGGAGGGCGGGGCGCCAGCCGATATCGTAGCGGTAACCGTGCGAATAGATGTGGCTCCAGTCGCGCGCGCCAAGGGAGCCACGATATGGCCTGTATGAACTTCCGCTTGTTGTTGTGTTCTGGCACCAGCTATAGCAACCGGCCCAGTTCCAGATTTTATTGTGGGCTGTTGTAAAGTTGGCAGATGAACCGCTGTTCTGAAGGTCTTGGCTCTGTGGTGTCGGAAGTCCGGAGAACTTCCCAAGGTTTCCGATGTACTTGTCCCATTCGTTTGATGCTGTGGTTTCTGATTGCGCATTTCCATCTTTGCCGCCAGTAAGCATGAATAGTTCGTACTGCTGTCCGTCAATGGTTATCTTCTTTCCGCTCCCTTTTGCTCCGCAGAATCCTAATGCGTTCAGACGGTCCCATTGAATATCCATAAGCAGGTTCCTGTCGCAGATCAGAATCTTATCACTTCCGTCGTTAACCTCCACCCACTGCAATTTGTAGGCATCATTTGAATCTGTGTCTTTGATTTCAATAGCATTCGATCCGTTTCCGTAGTCTAACAGGTCTCCTGTGGACGGTGCGGATCCGTTTGTTCTGTACCATGGCTTCGTAGGTCTTGCTTTCTTTGCATTCGCCACATACAGTGTACCAAGTTTATGTATGGTTCCGTTTGCCATAGCTTTCTAACTCCTTTCTTTTCTTGGGGCTTATATCCCCAAATTTCCAATCGTTATCTTCAATCTGAATGTAATCATATTTCTTGAATATTTTCTTTGCCAGATTGTAGCTGTTGCTGTGTCTGGCATGTCCAAGCCAGGCGTTTATGGCCTGCTGTGCCTGTTTCTTTGTCAGCCTTCCGGATTGTACTTTTCTACAGTGATAAAGGTTCGATCATATATAAACCTTCTTGTCAGCATAAGTTCCGGATGTAATCACAACGGCATCTGAAGAATCTATCTCATCAATAGTTACTTGCGTCATATCTGAAGAATCTATCAGGTCTTTTAATTGAAGCTGAAATGTTAATTTCGCAATATCTGACATGTTCACAGCTAAACTATTTCTGTTTTTTTGAATTTGATGCGCGCATGTTTCAATCTGTGCCCTCATCTCTTGTGTTGTCTGCTTAACAACCGCTAATTCCCCAGCTATTGCCACTGCTTTGTCAATTTTACTTTCCTGCTCATAGAACTTGCTATCTAGCTGATCCAGAGCGTAATTGATATCTTCAACATCTGCAAAATCTTCATATCCCGGTTTCTTAAACCTGTAATGCTCTGTATATTTCACTACAACACCTCTTCCTTTATTGCGTACCATGTTTTTTGCAGTGCCTGTTTCCATGTCAGATTCTCGCTGATATTTTCCCACGTATTGTATCTAAGCGTCACTGATATCAAATAGTCCAACGGCACCATCTGATCAAGCATGTCGATCACACTTTTCTGCATCCTCTTTCGTGTCAGCTCAACAAGGCAAAAGACAGTTTTGGTATTCAAGTCAATATTTAACACATACTGGTTCTCCCCCAGAGTTGCGTCCATTTTTTGTCTGAGCACAGTTTCTGTATACAAAGGGCTGTCGTACCATCTGAGAAGCACTTCCAATCGCCTGTCTTCTATAGAATCTGTATCCCGTGGATTAATCCCGAGAATCTTTTCTCTATGTGTAATGCCAGATTCTTCAGAAGATCGTATGCAGATATCGTTGTCCAATTCGAATAGTGCTCTTTCCAGAACATCTCCAACTTTATCTCCAGCGTCAATTGACGCTTTAATATCCTTTATATTTAGTATCGCTTCCGGATACTCAACGTTTACGTGCATGTGAAATCACCTCTTACCGGTACCGTTCCGTTTGTAATCTGCAGATTTTGTTCTGAATCGTTTATTGTTGTCCCGGTAACATCAATAATTCCATCAATCTGTACAATCGCTGATTCTATCTGTAAAATACGGACTGCAATCGCATCGCTGTCTTCCCATTTTTTTCGAAGTTCCAAAAGATAGTTGTCTACTGCCTTCGTAATATAACTTTTTAAATCTTCGTAAGAGTATCCGGAATCATAAGTTATATTTGTCTTTATATTGACCTTTGTCTCTCCTACTCCCGAAATAATAACCCTGTGTCCGATTGGTGCAATGCCAACTCCGTCGCCACTATTCACCACAGGATCCACTTCTGTTTGAACCGCATTTATAACATCATTTGAAGGCGTACGATAATCGCTACCTATGATTGTTATCGCTATTTTGTCTTCCGGAGCTGATACTCTGTTAAGTTTGCATCCGTATACACCGCTCATTTCTTTAATTCGGCTTTTATAATATTCCCGGTTTCCTGCAAAGCCGTGATAATTGTATGTGTTCAGAATCCTGGCTCTATAGCTTTCCACTTCTTCCTGATCTGTAGCCTCAAGAGTGCATTTCAGAATTCTTCCCCATTCAAATCCATCCACGAATTCAATTGGTTCTAAATCCCCCAGCATTCGGTTGGGTTCGGATCCAGGACTATCGCATCCGATTCGATATGTGTGTTCTTCCTCACTGATTACATTGAATACTGTGTAATTATATTCGTCATAATTCCATCTGGACCCTTCTGGCACTGCACAGTTGAACTGAGTAGTAAATTCAGCATATGTAGCTTCATTGATATATACGCCTCTTTCATTTCCATTTCGGATCAAATGTTCTAAGTCGGCTGTATCTGCATACATATTCTGTTCAAGCCCAGACAGGAGCAGATAAGCTTCTTCCAGGCGTACCGCCTGTTTCGCACAGGCATTAAAAATCAAGCTGCCTTCTGATGTATCTACATCATCAGGCATATCTTCCATCATTTCGCGCATGATAGTTTCGTAGGTCATATCCTCATACATTTGTGCTCACCTCCCCGTCTCCAAGTGATGTTATAAGCGAAAATGATATGGTTACTTTCTCATCATTTTTAACACATGAAAAGTTTTCAATTCCCGTAATGTATGGATTTTCCATTAAGCATTCCTCTGTCATGCGCTCCAATTCTGACTGTATTAATTCCTGCGAATAGCTTTTTCCTACAAGCTCATCATATTCTTGACCGTAATCATCAGAATATATGTAATACCTATATCGTGCGGTATGTAGTGCAAGCCATGCCCATACAAGTATGGCATCAAAACCTTCCACAATTTTCCCGGAAAGTTGTCCTGTTTCGAAGTTGATTCCATACTCTTTAGGAATGTATTGCTCTTCCTGTATTTCATTTTCTTCCGCATCTATAAAAGGAAGCATCATTCTGGTTCCACCACCTTTGCAATCAAAATGTATTTCTCATGTTTATGTAGTTTCAAGAGAAGAACGATATCTCCTTCTTTTAAGATGTTTTTTCTGTATTCTTCCATGGTGACATTGTGGTCGGAGTCTGTCATATATTCTGCCGATTCAGGTTCTGAAGTATGCAGGAATATTTTTTTGTTCGGATCCAAGCGCAAATTGCAATCTATTAGATAATCTTCTTTTTTTAATGTCATCGTGTCTATTCTGACCTTTCCCGACTCCATCATAACTCCAAGCTGAGGTACCGGAGGGTTATAGAATTTTCCAGCTTTTCTCATTTGCTCTACGAATCGTTCATATGTATTTATAGACCTTGATATCTTCCTCCGTTAATAATAGTCGTTACCCTTTGACCTCTCCATTTATCCACGTTTGGAAATCCATACACCATCGATTCCCATTCAATTACGTCTGCCTTTCCGCCTCCGAGGTCGTGTCCCCATTCTGTGTAATTGCTGTCGCCTGGGTTCTTCTCATCTGCGATCATGCAATTTATTCTTGTTCCGTTTGCCAGTACCACGCATACAATATCTCCTACTTGTCCAAATTTCTGTGTTACAGCAATCAGATAATAACCATCTATGGTTGCTATGTTTTCAGGGCTTCCCGTCTTTCCTTTTTGTCCCCATATTTCGGAAATTCTTCTTTGCGTCGTTCCTGCATTCCATCTTCCGTAAAATTGTGGATAGCAAGTGTAGTTGCCGGTAATCCCTGTCTGCGGGACGGACGATGGAATATTTACAGTTGTTCCGGATATTGCTGTACCGCTTCCAACTGATATTGTTGTAACAGGATAGTCAATGTAACAAAATCCATATACGTCACTTCTTCGATTTCCATACTGCTTTCGTGCTGCAAGTCCGCCTGTTGCACCGCTTGTATTTCCCTCAATAGACACGTAATCGTTGATTCCCGATCCGGAAACACTTTCCACCAAGCCTATATGGCTTCCTCCACCCGGTCCGTACACTACCAGTGCACCAGTTTTTGGCGTTGTTCCAAATTTCCCCCTTGCCTGGTACCATTGTGTCACCTCAGAACAGCTTGCAGTCTTTCCTCCACCCATAAACAGGTCTCCATGTCCAGATTTATTGAAAATTGACCATTGAAAGATGCAGCACCATGCAACTCCATTGTACCCGTAGTATTGTGTGGCTTCATTCGTGCTTCCTGATATTCCGATCCATGCTCGCGCTTGATTTAGCACATCATCCAGTGCATTGCTGGTCGTTGTACTGCTGCCGCCTGCAGAATTCGCAATCTGTTCCTCGTCTTCCTCCTGAATATCCATCACGTTTTTGAACGCAAGCTCCAAAGTTGTCGTATAAACGCCACCGTTCCATTCATGGCTGTCATTTTCTATCCAAAATTTTCCCTTCAGTCCGGTCCTGGAATCCTCTATAATCACCCCTAATCCAGAAACGCATCTGTAGTCCCCAATCATAGTCAAATTTGCGGTTTTATTTATGCCTTGTAGTTCTGCCTTAGCTTCTGTTTTCCCGTTTCCACTATCTACGGATATCGCATTTTGAAATATGCCGTATTTCTTTATCCAGTTTGAGTTGCTCACACTTCCAATTTTGTTATTATTTGAATCATAGATATATACACGATTTACCATGCTGTCTAAATCTTCTGTATATGAGGACTCTGTAATTCTTTCCCCCTGCCGTATGTGGAAATTGGGGATAACTTTCCCTTTCTGTATGACTTCCAGCTTATCTCCGTTCATTTGTGCGATGTATTTTTTCTTGTTTTTTCGGTATGCTTTTGTGTATGCAGCCATGATAATTTCATAATACGGGCGTTCCTGAAAGAATATTTTCGCAATAGGCATCTTAGTTTTTGCAATGGATCCGGTCTTTACTTTTACGTCTCTGCAGACCATCTGTGCGATTTTTTCAGGGGTTTTGTTTGCAAAACGGTATGTACCGCTAGATCGTAAGAGATGCATCATGCCGTCAGTTGCTGTATACTGTAGCTCACCCATTTCAGATTTTCTTTCTCTTTGGGTAATAATTCCGACAAATTTCGTTTTTTTATCATCCGGATATCCTGGGTAGAATACAATTTTGTCTCCTAATTTTATGCCAAGAGTCTTGACATTCTTATCATTCGGGCTGTATGCAACACTAAACACGACTGTTCTGGCTGCCTGTTTAGCACTCCCAGCCCAAGTCACGCTCGTTACATAACCGGTTATTTTCGCATCATTCCACATTATTTTCATGGTATCACCAGCTTTGTCCCGTCATATATATACCAGCCATTTACACCATTATGTGCGCTGCTTACACGTCCATGCTTTTTTGCGGCTTTTTCTATGACAGTCTTGTTTGCATTGTAGATTTTGTTCGCATAGGATCCTGAACCGTAATATTTTTTTGCGATACTCCTGAGGGTGTCATTTCCTTTTACTGTATGATTTTTTTTCTTTGGTTTATTGTCTGAGCGGCTGTTCTCCTTTTCCGGCTTCTTTTTCTCCGTTTTTACAGGTTCCAGGACCGCCTTCAACGGTTTCGTATATTTTGGCGGACGATAATCTTTCATAGTGATTGAATATGTTATATCGCCCGTTCCGTCGTCTTCCCCGAACTGAAAAGATGTTATTATTACATTTTTATTAATCTTTGTTTTTGTAATAATGAATTGAATAGGGGTTTCCTGCCATCCGAGGATTTCCTTTACATACTCCCAAGGATTTCTGTCTTTTGCATAATCTGCAAAAGGGTAGTCCTGTGCCGGAAAAAAAGACTCAATCGTATACGCTTTAAGTCCTTTTTTCCCAAGTATTGTTACATCCCCTCTTGTTTGCACATTAACAGTCTGATGTGTATTTTCAAAAGTCACGTCGAATGATGCCGGTCTTATAGGAAGTTGTATTGATTTGTCTTTATTCTTTAACCAGTATTCCATATCTCCTCCTATGCTGTCTGCGGCATATTATCAATTGCCTGTTCAATCCTCTTTACAATCACCTCGGCGATCTTGTCAATATCCGCCTCTTCTCTCACCACGATGCTATCTGCCAGTTTTGCAATTGCAATAGAATAGTTCTTCCTTCCATCCTGGCGTGCCATCCGCACAGATTCATCGTGCGGATATACTCTACTTCCAGATGGAAGATCAACAATTTCTCCACCCTTTTCGCTGATCTGCACGATTCCGCCCTGCCAGTAATCAGTACCTTTCGCCAAAGTCGGAATTGTTGGGATATTGAATCCGATATGCCCTCCGCCAACAGCACTGGGGAGATCAACACTTATTTTATTAATCGCTCCAATTGCTTTATTCACAAGGTTGATTACCGCATTAAGCGGTGTCTTTACAAGTGATTCCAGGGTTCCAAAAATGCTTCCAACTGCCTTTACGATTCCGTTCCAAGCCTTTTCCCAGTCTCCCTGGAAAGCGCCTGTAAGGAAAGTAATAATTCCGGAAAGAAAATCTTTTATGCCCTCGATAACAATCTCTGCATTCTCATACCATCCCTTAAACGCTTCTACGGCTATATCAATTGCAGGTTTGATTGCATCTGCAAATTTCTCAAAAGCTGTTTTGACATTCTTCCACATTTCCTGTGCCCAGTCTATGACTGATCCAATCCATTTTCCGGCTGCCTGTCCGAAATTCACCAGACCATCTTTCGCTTTATCAATCACTGGTTTGATTTTATCCCAGTTTTTATAGATAAGCACTGCTGCTGTCGCTACCGCAACAATTGCCACTGTAGCAATATTTGCCGGGCTTGCAAGCATTTTAAACACTCCTCCTGCTTTCGTTACTGCTCCTGCAAGCGTCCCTGCATTCGAAATAGTTTTTCCAATCCCTTTATTAAGTGTTCCGATCCCTACTAAAACTGGTCCGACCGCTGCCGCAAACCCCGCGATTTTAACGATGCTTTTCTGCGTAGCAGGACTCATCGCATTCCATTTATCAGTCAGTTTTCCTATTACATTAATTCCTTTCGTAACATACGGAATTAATTGATTTCCAATTGGTTGCAGTACATCCACCTGTATGGTTCTCCAGAGTCCTCCTAAAGCTCCTGATAAAGTGTCGTATTTTACATTTACCAGTCCTTCGACAGATTCTCTGCTTTTATCTATAGCATCACTCGCCGTTGACATAGATGTTATAACCTGAGGTCCCAAATCTTCCCACATGGTTCCGAATAGGTTTACTCCAGCTGCGCTCTGCGCTACCGGATCATCCATGGAAGCAAGTCCTTCTATGACTTCATTAAATGCTTCTTTTGCAGTTTTCCCTCCGGCCCCGAACTTCTGTGCCATTTCATCTGCATTCATTCCAAGGGCCTCGAATCCCTGTTTTGTTGTGTCCGATCCATCTATTGCCCTGATTGAGAATTCTTTTACGGCATCTCCGATCTTGTCCAAATTGAAAGCTCCATTCTGTGCACCGTTTGCAAATACAGAAAACATATCCTCTGCGTCCAGTCCCAGCTTCTTGAACTGTACGGAGTATTCGTCAATATTATCAAAAAGTTCATCCGAAAAATTAAGACCCGACTGCATTCCCTGTGTCATAAGGTTAAATGCCTCTCTTGCCGATACACCGTAGTTCTTTATGAGTGAATCAGCCGCCCTTGTACTTTCTGCCACGTCTACTCCAAATGTATCCGATAGAGTGTAAGCATACTCCGTACATCTCTGAAGAGCTGAGTCGTCCAAGTAAGACATGTTCTGATTAACAGTCGCCATGGCTTCTGCCACATCATTGATAGATTCTCCGAAATTGTCCTTGTAAACATCATTGATCATATCTTTATATTTTCCTATTTCATTCGATGCGGTTCCTGTTGCCGCCGCGAACTGTTGGAAAGCATCCTGTGAATCAGAGGAAAATTTAATCGCCGCAGTTCCGACTGCTACCAGTGGTGCAGTGACCGACTTGGTCAATGTTTCTCCGGCAGATGTAAATGCATCTCCGGCATGAGAGAACACATCAGCAACATTGTTAAAACGTTTTTCCAGGTCACGAGCCTGGGCCGCCACCTGTTTTGACGGATTGCTGAAATCATCTATTAACTTAACAACTGCTGCAACTGTCTTACCTGCCCTTGTCTCTCATCTCCTCTTTTATGTCCTGTAATTCTTGTTTTAAAAAGGCGCGAGTGATCAAACGTTCACCTGCGCCCATATCGTAATATTCCGATGGCTTCCATTTCTTTAGGCGGAACAGTGCATAAGCCACGCTTGCTTCGCCGTCCACCTTTATGAGTTTTTTACTTTTTCCTCAGCATCTTCTCCAAGTCCGGAAAGTTTAACAATTTCGCTTGCAATAGGCCCCGATTCTACTCCAAATAAAACTGCTGCCAAATCCTTCGGTGTCGAAACGCCAAAGTGTTCCATGAGTTCCTTATTTTTCAGGTCTGGTTCTACAATTCCATACACGCAGCACATCAGATTAAAGTCATAAACAGCTGCCATATCCCTGTTTCCATTCTTGTCATACAGCATTGCCTGCAGGCTGTTATAACGTTTTCCGGACAGTTCTCTAATCGTTATTTCTGCGTTCTCTCCCACTAACCTTTCCAGTTTCTTTGATTTAATTTTTTTTGTTTCTTTTTCTTCCGTTTTCGCTTTATCTACGCAAAGCAGTTTGTCAATTAAGTTCATACTTTTCTCCTTTATGCATCGATTGTATCAAGGACTTCGAAACTGCTAAAATTGAATGGTATTGATTCCTCCAGCAGTTTTCCGGCTTCCCAGTCTGCAATTGTCAATTCTGTGATCACGCAGTCATCCAGTCGAATCCTTTCTGCCCCAAACGCTTCCGGATCCTCTAAATTCGTGATAATTGTCATCCTCGTGGCTTTACCTTTTTTCAGGTTTTCAGACACTTTTTTCAAGAAATAGGATGTAACCTTATTTAATTTCAGTGTACCAGACCCACTGATTCCAGTTATTTTGTATCCTTTCTCCAATGTCCCTGTTCTTTTTACTTCGCTTGTATCAAGTTTCATCTTTGCCTGGAGTGCCGTTGTTTCCGCCATATAATCATTATCAATCCAGCATTCCCCAAAGGTTCCGTTAATAACTCTGTCCGGTGTATAGTTGTCCCTTATTCACTCCTCCTTACACAGTGATGTTCAGATTAATGTCTTCCATTACGTCCACCAATGTAGCGGATGCTGCCAGGAAAACCTTTTCGTCTGTATACTGTTTCTTGATTTCTGCCTCGCTCATTGCTTCTGCTTCATCTCTTGTTACGCCCTTGTTTTTAATGATATATTCCTTGATTGCATCAACATCCAGGTCAATTGTGTAACCCTCAATAATTCCATTTCTCTCCATTTCTGCCAGATAGGAATTAATTGCCGAAATAAGCAGGCACTTATTCGCATATGTATTCGGGTATTTCCCGATATAATTGTCTTCTACCAAAAGAACAAGGTCATCGTGGATTATGTCCATGCTTTCAACTACACGGATTTTTTTCCACGGGTTCCCTTTTCCTTTGCTAACTGTCTGTAAGGAATTGACTCCCCGTCCAACTTTTACTTTTTCGCCATCGTAATAAAGGACCAGTTTTCCAGCGTCAATTTCTGCGTCCAGTTCGGTTTTTTTCTTTTTCTCACACTCCGTTACATCATCGAGAATTGCGTATGTTGCAGAACTCTTATTAGATGTACCGGCGAGCAGTCCTGCAATTCTTGAACAGAAGGATTCTGCTGTATACTCTTTCTCACCAACTTTTACGCTGGCTGTAGCATAATTTATAATTCCTTCATTATCCGCTTCTGTTTCCGGAAGCACTGCTTTAACCTTATTTCTCTCATCACGCTGATCTTTTACCCATGTCACAATGGTCTCTGTCTGTGTGTCCGTCTTTGCTGTCGGACAACACAGCCAGGCAACCTTTTTGACCGCAAAATAATTCAGCGCCGCTTCGTAATTCTCAGCGTTGGAACTAAGAACATACAGCACGATTTTAGCAGGTGCTGTATCGTTCCCGATCAGGGCAAGTTTCACTTGCTCTTTATTTGCATCGCTCAGTTCTTCCGGAATATCTTTTTCTTTGTAAATCATAGTCGGATTTGTTGCCGGCACTTTCGCATCTTTTACAATCATTCCCACTACACCGCGTTCAGATCTTCTGATTGTGTTTCTTGCGGCTGCAGTAAAAATAATATTCATTACTGGTAATCCCCTTGTTTTACCTCCTGTGATAATTTCAATTCTTCCATCAACTTGCTACTATCCGTTCTTGGAATTACATCCCAGAACTCCACATCAAACTGGCAGACTGGAATGTTTGCGTTTTCGCCCTGAAAGTTTAGATCCATGTTGCTTGTGTTCAGGCTCCTGCTGCCAATTGTCAGCTTCTGCCCGAACATTTCTTCCATGGACGCAAAAAAATTCATCCCGTCTGCTTCATTTGTGTTTTTTTGAATAAAATCAATTTCCACTTCAACATTTTTGTGGAATGCGTTCTTTGTGGATTCAGAAAACGTCTGTGTTATATACACAAAGAAAGAAGGCCGCGTATAGCCTTCTACTGTATCTGCTCCGTATATCTTCATATCCGGATATCTTTCTTTCAAAGCGGAATTGACCGCTTTTTTTATTTCTTTAAGAGTCAATTCCTGCCTCCTTCAATATCTCGTCCAGCAGTTCCTGTCCGATCAGCTCTGCATGTTCTGCGCGCTGCGCCATATATTTTGCCACAGTCTTTTTTCCCCTGACTTCTCCAACCTGCCTCAATCCCTTTGTTTTGTCTTTACTTTTATGAGTTATCATGGCATGTCCTTCTTCGTAGAGATGGTAATGCGGAGCTGAAGACGTTACTGCAACAGTCATTTTACTTCCAGAGCGAATTACTTTTCCCTGGCGGAAGCTCTGCGCTAATGGTTTTGGCTTTTCTTCACTTCTGGGGCTAATATAATGATGCCCTTCTGCCTCTGAATTCACTCTTCCTTTCAAATCCTTGGCGATATTTCGTGCTTCTTTTTTCAAGACCTTTTCTGCGGATGCTGGATATTGTTTTGCTGTACTTTCCATTGCTTTAATAAATTCAGAGGTGTCGAAGTCAAAACTGATACTTGACATTTTCGAACACCTCCTCGCACTGAATTTCTAACATTCTGTGCTGATTATCCATATCCAGCGGAGGTCCCGCAATAGAATAAACGTGTCCCTGATACTGAATTCTCATGTCCGCGGTGATATCCTTCCTGAACCGGATATAAATCCTATGTGTGACCTCTGGTTTCAATTTGCTCATAAAATTGTATTCTGAGGATTTATATGGCTTTACGGTCGCCCATACTGTCCGATATTTTTTCCACTCGGATTTGTCCTGACCCATTTCATCTTCTGAAGTGTTCAGGCGGAGAAATGTGATCCGCCTGTTTAGTTTTCCGATATCAACCATTTTCTTCCTCCAGTTGTGACACCTGCAGCTGAAGAACCATTGATCCGACCACATGTGTCAGTCGCTGTTTGTCTGCTTCCTTTACTGTCAGAACACGATTTTCGTAGAGATCCTGTATGATAAGCATGAATAACATCTGCGTTTTTGGATTCTTCTCATCACATTTCCCGACAGCATCTTTTATGTATTCTCTTGCAGCGTTCATCATCAGTTCTATGGTCATGTCGTCTGCATCATCGTCGATTCGTAGATACTCTTTTACTGCATCAATATCCACAGTTCACCGCCTTATCTCATACTCCTGTAACAGTTGCATCTTTAATTGTCAGCTGTCCGTTCACGAACGCTTCTTTGTCTTTCACCGTGCAGTCTTCCCTTTCAATTGCCCTGAAGATTGTAAGATCTTCTTCAAATGCATTCAGCTCTCCGATCTGGGCGATGTTAGATATCATAAGAGTCGTCTGATTTCTATCCCAGAATTTGATACCCTCTTTCAAATCTCCAATAATAACTGGTATTTTTCTGCTTCCTGCTGTCTTTGTATCGGATGGCATATCGGAGTTTGGAATAACTTTGACAGGAACAATTGTTGATCCAGCGCAAAGTCTAAGCTGCATTGGATTTGCAGGATCCGGCTGGAGAAGATATCTTCCTTCGTTATCCTTTAATGTATCAAGCCACTGTAACCCATCGTCGTTTGTCACAATTGCAGAAGTAGGTTTAAATGCCTGTCCAAGCGTGATATTCAATGCTTTCTTGATATCATCAAGATCTTTCATCGCTGTTACGTCCTTTGTCGCAATCTGCTCAAGAATCATTTTATTTCTTGTGACTCTTGACTCATCCGCAATCCATGTTGTCAAAACGCCTGTGATATTTTCATCTGTATCCGCAAGGAGTTCATTTGTGCAAGGGAAGTATCCTGCATATTTCTCAATCTCGTATGAGATTCTTTCGAACTGTGGGGTTGTTCCAGCTGTTATCTTTCCGCCTTCTCCCACTTTCGCAAATCCAGTCTGCTGCGCACGTTTCTTATAGGTTCTCTGGCCTTTGCTTGTTGTTACATTTTCTACATCAACCAGGCTGATCAGAGAGAATTTTGCATCTCTGTAGGTATTAATCTGTGTCTGGATGTCTTCCGGGACTGTATATCCTCCATCTGCAGGTGTGCCTTCTACCATGGTTGCATTTCGGAATCCTCTTCTTGCAGCATTAGCAAATTCTTTGATAGAGTTATTTTCTAACGGTTTCGGATCCTGTTGCGGTTTAATTGTTCCATTTCCGTCCGGATCCATGATGTCTTTCAGAAGGTCAAACTGTTCCTGCATATTTTTAAGTTCTTCCTTGGCTGTTCTTGCTTCTTCCAGCTTTCCCTGTTCTACCAGGGACTGTACCATTGTTTTTTTCTCATTAATAGAGTTTAAAAGTTCTAATAATTTTTTATTCCTTATATCCTCCGTTCCGCTCAGACGCCATACTGGTCTAAGTCTCCTAATATTTCTTTTTTCTGCTGTTTTTCTGCTTCCTGGGCTTCTTTTTCCTGCTTTACTTTATTGCGTATTTCATCCGTCAGTCTGACTCCGCACACACAATTAAAGAACTGCTGCCCTGAATTCTCGATCTTATCAATAAATCCAAGTTCAAGAGCCTTCTCTGCTGTGATCCATGTTTCCTTATCCATCATCTTCAGAATTTCATCTTTTGATCTTCCTGTCTTTCTTGTGTACGCTTCCGAAAGCGCACTGTTCATTGTTTTTAAGATCTCTGCATTCTTCTGCATGTCATGATAATCTCCGGAAGCTCCTGACATTGAGACATTGTGGATCATAATAGTCGCAACAGGACTCATCTTACATGTGTTTGCCATTGCAATCACACTGGCCGCACTGCCAGCAAGCGATTGAATGTTGATTTCCACGTCACTTCTTCCGGCAAGAATAGAATAGATTTCCTGTCCTGCCATCACAGAGCCGCCACCTGAGTTTATGTTTACCGTGAGTGTTTCTCCTGGTTGAAGAGATGCAATTGCATTTCTGATATCATCCGGGCACGTGGAATCCCAGTCCAGCCAGTCGTAAATCCATTTATCATCATTGCTGATGATATCCCCTCTTACATCAATCTCCATCTCCTTCACCTCCCTGTGTGTTAATTCCGTAAGCCGCGCCTATATGTGTTATCGGCTGATACGTTCCGTTTACCATGTTGACATCTCCTCCGTCCACGAAAGGAAGATCAAGGAGATCTCTCCCCTCATTGATCGTATAGATTCCGTTCTGCACGTATCCAGTTATTACTTCCTTCTGTGTCTTTGAATCCGTTCTCAATATTGCTTTTTCGTTGAATTTAAAATAATATCCTTCTTTTTTCTCAGTATCAGAAAGACATTTATAGTTTATCTCCTGCTCGTACTGTGACAATCTATAGCTCATCGTGTCCACCAGGAATGCCAACTGCTGGCTTTCAGAATTTGAATAGCTGGACTTGTCATAATTGTTCAATTGATTCGGTTTAATTCCGAACGCCGCTGCAATCTGCAAAGCAGTATACTTTTTCAATTCCGAATACTGCGCATCCGCAAGTGTTACATTCAGTGGCTGTAGTGTCATTCCGACTGGTACTGCAACTACTTTTCCAGCATTCTTTGCTCCTGAAAGCAGGCTGTTGTATTCCTTTTGCAGTGCCAGGCGTTTAGGCTTGTCCATATCGCCTGTATATTGTAGTGCCGCCTTTGCAGTCAACCCACTCGCATACAACTTATTAAGATATTTCTGTGACTCAATCGCACCAGCTATGGAATCTTTCAGTATCTGGCGTACAGGTTTCCCCATGATTCCGTCAAATGTACTCCATGTTTTAAAGTGCAGCACATTATTCTGTGAAAACGTATATGTTTTTCCGGTTTTTGGATCGCTATAACGATAGTATAAATTTCCTGCTTCTCCAAATACACCCACATCATCCATCAAAACGTCTACATAATTGCTCTGCATCGGCCAGAATGAAAGAACATTATATTCTCCTCCGAAACGGCCTTTCTTTTCAAACTTTGTCTGAATCCAGACATATGCATTTCCATAATGTTCGCAGTTGTATTCTATTGTTCCCCAGAATGTTGTCGGGGTCATGAGCCGATTCGGTCTTTCCATCAATAGTCTTGATGTTCGATTCGGCTCTGCTCGAATTTTTCCCTTGTCAGTCTGCTTGTAAAATTTCAGTGGCATTTTCCCCATTGTCTCAGAGAGCATCTTCAGGCAGGTGAAATATGTAACCTCCCCAATTGCATATCTCGGTGTATCTGGTTCAATGCCAAGCCAATCCAGAAGTTTCTCATCATCCAGCGATATAGATTCTCCGACAAGGGAATTCCACATATTTTTAATTTTCTGTAGAATCCTCGTGTAATATCTCCTCTATAAAGTTATCAATATAATCTCCATAATCATCCCCGAAGGTGTGGAACATTGCCAGCTTAAAAGCACATAATGTTGCATCCACCGGGTCAATTCTCTTTGTTGTTGCGTCCTTATCAATTTTGATAAGTCCATTACTCTGCCGGATTACCGCATTACTCATCGCATAATTCAGCAGCGGATTGTAAGTGTATATTATATTTCCGCAAAAAACCTGTTCTCTGAACCCTTGTGTTGCTTCATTCAGATGTTTATGGCTCTGAAAAACCTCTTCAACGTCATATCCCTCGTTCGACAGATCCATCATTAATTTGCTTGCATTTGCAGGATCAAAACACAGACACTGTATTTTTAAATTTAACTTTTCGCAGGTTTCAAGCACATACCTCATAACCGCTCCCTGATCTACAATCGGTGTATCCGTTACATCCAGAAATCCCATGCGTTCCCAGGCATCATAAGCAACTTTATCTTTCATAATATGTTCCTGGAGCTTTTCTCTTGTTGGAATGAAGCTATGGGACCAAATAATATATTTTACTATTTCTTTTCTATTCGCATCATACTCCCCAGATAAAAATGGAATTACAAAAGCCACAGATGTAAGGTCCGTCTTTGCAGACATATCGAATCCTACATATACCGGATACCCTGTAATATCAAATGGCAGCTCGTCCACCTGGCAAGCCTTCCATTTTGCCATGTCCATGTATCCGTTTTCTTTTGCTTGTACCCATACATCCAGACATTTTGTAAGGAATGCAGTCATGTGTTCCGGCTGTTCTCTGGCGATCTTGTATTCTCCGCGAATTTTATCAGCACCTTCCGGATAAGTCATTCTGATCGGGTTTGCTTTCTTCCAGTTTTCTTCATTATCCAGATTCGAAATGTCTTCATAGTCTTCTGGATCCATTTCGCAGATGTCAATCAGGTACTCATCATTTTCTACATCTGTATTTGGATCCAGAACTTTAGAACAATACTGATATTCTGTTACATAGCACGGATAGGTCAGATCCATACCGGCTGTTGTTATGATCATCAAAAGAGACTCCTTTGTATTGGAGCCTATGCCTAAATCGTAAAATTCAGTTGTTTTGTGCTGGTGATATTCATCTAAGACGAGTAATGCAGGGTTTGTACCGTCTCCAGATTTTCCATCGTCTTTCGACAATGGTTTTATCGTGCTATGACTTTTTAAGTGTTTTACACAGTCCCTGGTTACTTTGAATCTCATTCTCAAAGGTGATCCCTGTAACATCAGACCAGCTTCTCCAAATACGATTTTTGACTGATCACGTTTTGTGCCAGCTGTATAAATCTCATATACCTCTGCATTTTTGGTAGAAGTCACTGCTGCTTCATACAAGGCAATTCCTGCCTCTTCCTGAGATTTCGCATTCTTTCTGGCCACTTCAGTAAAATATTTCTTGAATCTTCTGTATCCAGTGTCTTTATGTATCCATCCGTACAGCTGACATATACGGAATTTTTGCCAAGGAGTCAACATTATCGGCTGTTTCGCCAGAATTCCCTTGCTGTGTCTCAAAAGTGCAAACCATTCTACAATGTTCTCCGCCTGGTCTTCATCCCAGACGTATGGAAAATCCGGTTGACCGATTCGGTCAATATCTCTCAGTAATCTTTCGCAGGCCCATATATGTTTTCTGCCGCTGATAATTTTCCCAGATATGCAATCATGAGCGTATTTTTTAAGTTCATCAAGAATCATATAGCACCGAACCGGTTCTCAATTTCTTCCTGCTGCTTATTTGCTTTCACCGTTCCTGCTTTTAGTCTTGAATCAATTGTCAGCCCGCACAAGGCGGCGAAGCGTCTCATTTCTTCTGCATATCCTTTCTGAATATCAACCATGGGGTTTTTTACAACAATTACTCCTGTTCTGGTTTCTCGGTCAACATAATACGTCTGCTGACTCAATATTTCTGTCGCTTTTACATAGTTTGCGAAAGCATTACAGTAGCCTCCGATATTATTTAGATCCAAATTTCCGACTATATTTAACTTGTTTAACTCTTTTACAACTCTTCTCCATTCTTTCTTGGCGACATCATCGATCAGCCAGGAAGGAGGTCGTTTGAGCTGATTTTTCTCGGTTTTTACTTGGTCTTCTGCATCTCTTTTCTTCTGTCCGTCAATAACTTTTAAATGTCCGGTTTGCAATTCTACCGGCACCCTCGGTCTTGCCCTACGGCCTCCCTCCTCTCATTTGCCAACTTTTTTTTCGTTTTTAGAATTTTGCGGAAAGAAAGGGGCATACGTGGTCGTGGGGAATCCAATCAAAACTTTTTTCTATCCCCCGGTGGTCTTGAAACGCTCCTGAAAGCCCCTCAATTCCTCCTGCACTGCTGCCTTTCCCTCTTCCTCATATCGTTTATGTATCTCTTTGTGTCCAGTTCTTGAGACTGGAATCAAATTTGAATCTGAATAGAACAGGTCAGGTCTATCTTGCGATAATTCAATATGGTGTACCGTATCTGCTGTCACTATTCTGTTATGTTTGTACATCATGTAGATATCCAGCCCGTCATATTTGTCAAGCACAACCTGCCTCAGGTTCTTCCACCGTTGTGTGTGGTATTCTTTCTTTATTCCGGTTGGCTTTGCATACTCTCTGATGTTATTCTTTCTGCACGGGCACGTAGTCCCTGCTGGTACCCTACCCCCGCATCTGCTACATCGTTTGTATATCATGCCATCCCTCCTGTTCTCTGATAGCGGGAGACGGATTCGAACCGCCATTCCAGGCTAAGGAGGCCTGTAAGTTTCCGTTACTTTATCCCGCGGTAATTATGGACATTCTGGGGTTCGAACCCAGGACCGACCGGTTATGAGCCGGTTGCTCTAACCACTGAGCTAAATGTCCTTAAAATTTAATTTTTATGTTGTAAGCTACTGCTAGGTGCTCTTGCCAAGCCTCACCACCTCTCATTTGTTTCGTTTTTGAGTATAGAAAAAGCAGCCCGAAGGCTGCCTTTATTGTAATTCATCTTAATGTCTAAGCTTTAACATTATCCTACTGGAAAGGTTCGCGATATGTAATATCTTTTTCCAGCTATATCTGTCACTCTTATTCTCACATGTCCATTTAAGTTTGTAGAATGTTTGTCAAGTATTGGATCAATAAACATTCCTGAGTAGGAGCATTTTTCTCCCATATTAAGTTCTCTACATTGTCCATGTCCTAGATTCATAAGAAACGAGCCGATGCTTTTTCTTCTTCGTTTTACTATTTCAATTTTTTTAATATAAATTGGTGTTCTTCCTACATTAGTTAAGTAAACGTTTATATAGCATTTAAAAAACGGATCATGTTTTGTTTTTTCCTGCATAATTTCCAACGTTCCGACAATTTTCTTTTTATATGGAATTTTCGCAATTGTAATAGTTAACGTCAACGTGCATATCGATAATATTACATTTAAAAATCCAACATTTCCATCACACCACTGAATAACTTCATTAAATAATTTTAAAATATTCATTTGTTCCTCCCACATGCATTTTCTTTTATAATACTGCAAAACGCCCCATATTTCTACAGGACGTTTTTAAAAATGTATGTGGTTTGAATTTCTCCATAGGAGAAAAGCAGAACATCAGGATTCGAACCTGCGGCTCCATGGCTCACGCTCGCTCCCACTTGGCGAGATGTTCTGGTAGTCTGCCAAGTGGGTACTGGCAGACATCTAAGGGAAGGAGAACTCTGTATGATCTTCCACTGAGTTCAGTTTACATAGTATCATAGAAAAAGTGGACATGACCGGACATTTTTAAAATTTACAATTTTTTCCAAATATCTGTTATGGCGCTTTCGGCAGCTATCTTCCGTATATTTAATTCTTTTCTTCGGAAAGCGGTAATTCATATTTATGGCAACTGCTGCCCAGGTCATATCATCTAAATATTTAAAACGAAACATCATTCTAAGATCACTTTCGGGAATCTTCTCAATAAAATCATCTACTTCATTTATTGCATTTAAAAGATCATCCTCTAAAATATGCAGTTTTGCTACTCTTTTCTTTATCATGTTTTTTACCCGATCATATTCGGGAAGCGGATAGCCGGTGATTTTGATTGAGCCAAAGGTTCCATTACTTCTGGTTCCCTTTACTGTATCGGATACTACTCCTTCTTTTTCTATTTCCACAAGTCTGCGTTCATCTTTGTCTATTCTGTCTTGCAGATCCTGTATTTCCCCTTTTAATTCTATGTACTGTTCCAGGATATTCTTGTCCATCAGTATCGCTCCCCTTTCCTTCTTTTCATGCTTTTAGCCGGGAACTATTATCAGCTCCCGGCCTATTCTCATCGGTTCCACTCTTTACCGGATTTTATATCCTTTACCCCAGTTATCTTTAATCCCATTCGACATGCCATAGCTCTAAGTATGCAATAATCTCTATATGTATGCTGAGGCATTCGGTCTGCTGCCCGGATTGCTTTGCTGGCTGTCGGATCCGGATGGCCTTCATTATTCCGTCCTGTCATCTGATATACCTCCGTGACGTTCTGATCTGGATGTTTCTATTTCGGATATTACGGTTAAAACATTCCACTGTTCTGGTAGCTTCCCGCTTCTTCAAGGCTGTCAGTCCACCCCAGGGCTTGTCTACAAAAATATGGTAATCCAGGCTGGTATAAATCAGCTCCTCTGGCGGATTTGAGCCTATTACCTTTCTGAACAGCTTCTTTTTCTGTCTCTTATTCATTTCTTGCCGCCTTTCTTACTTTCTAAAAACCAGAGGCGAACAGAATCAAATTCCAGAAGCAAGGATATATCGAGTCGTCTGCTCAGTTTGCGATCGACTTCTTTCACTTTATACTTTTTGAATATATAATCTCCTGTTGTTCTGGAATTATTGACCTGTGCAGTTGTACAGTGCAGCTCTTCTTTAATTTCTCCAGCCGTTACATTCTCTAGCACCAGTTCGCCTGATCTGTCTCTCACCTCATATAATTTCGGAACCATCTTTCCTCCTTAGTGTCCGGCCAGAAACGTGTTTAACATTCTCGTTCTCCAGTCCGGTGAATTCTTGCTTTTCCACTTTTCGCAAGTATCATCCTCTTTCACCATAATTCCTTTACGGTCGCACAGCCCGTTGTCGTTTTCAATGCAAGTTTTACATATTTTATCTGCCATCTTCTTCACCCCAATCTAATTTCTGCCCGCACTTATTACAATAAAAATCTGATTTATAAAGTCCCTCACTGTTGCAAACTGGACAGTTACCTTTTGTCGTATAATATCTGCCAGAAAAATCAAGGATAGATTTTATATTATTTGGCTTCATTGGAATCTGCTTTTCAAGTGCTTTAATAGCTCTTTGTCTGACTTCATGTGTACATTTACCGCCATAAGCCGTGCCATCATAACTTAATTCTTTTAATGCTTCTTCTGACTTCATATTAATCCTCCGCTCCAAACATTTTTCTTAAGCTATGCTGATAATTTTTCACTGTTCGTTCAAGAGTACTATAAGCCGGCCTCAGCGTGCATCTTTCTTTGTACCCGTCACATTTAGTTCCGAATAGAATAGTGTTTCTACATATACCGTCTTGACTAGCGCAACATTTGTTCATTTTTCATCTACTTCGCCTCCTGTAATCTCATCAATACACTGGTTTCGTCCTTCTACAAATCCTGCATCAAATGTGTTGGCCAGATAATCTCCATTATCTTTTTCTGGCAAATCCATAAGCGGACACCATTCAGGTCTTGATTTGCTTTCACAATCATAATGTTCTTCTGTCATCAGAATTACATCATAATCTAAACAGCCAGCTAATTCACAATAACCCACATATTCAAGTTCGCCGCAGTATGCAGTTCCGAACGGGCAATCATAGCAATTCTCTGGTGTATTCATCACTAACACTGATTTACTCATCTGATTCCTCCTGTAATAATTCTGGATTGTCGAAAATATTTCCAACTACTTCATAATGTTCAAGATCAAACTTATCAATATATTCTCTATCCGTCCTACCAGTTTCGTGCGCTACCCATCCGGCAACGTTCCATTCAACGGTTTCATATGCCGCATCCTCTGGGTAGGATTCGTCCAAGTGTGCCATCAGAATATCATTTTCCCAAATTTTCTTCCCGTTCTTGTCGTAAAGTCCCGTGAACTGGCAGAGGGTTTCTGGATCAATTTCCACACATTCCCATCTTACATAATTGTCTACATACAAGATTAAATGTCTTTTACCTAAAAGGTCATATTTTTTCTGATAATATCCCTCAATCCATTTGCCATTATCAATCCGCCTTGCCTTAAAAAGAATTTCTCTCATTCAATTCCGCCACCTTTCTCATTAAAATTCAGATCAACTCATTAAATAAAATCATAGATGTCCATCTGGCCTTCAATTACATCAGCTTTAAATGCTTCCGCCATTTCCTGTTCTCTTCTTGCTTTCTTATATTCGTTATATTTCATCCGATATATATAGCTTCTTCCGAAAATGTTCCATGCTGCTTTTACAACATTCGGTTCAAATGCCCTTATTTTATCCAGATCTTCTACTGCTTTGTATGATATCGGGCAACCGCAGCATCCCGTTCTGGTCAAACCATACACTTCATAAGCGTCTGAATATCTGATACTGTAACGTTCCTTGTACCATGCCTTGTCCTTATCAGAGACATAATACAGTGGTCTGAGTCGAAACTGTCCGGAAGCTGTTTCAGTAAAGCATAAGGCAGTGTTGTCTTTTCTTGGAACCGACCTCATTCCTCCCTCGTCTCTACGCTCCCCAGTAATTACCATTTCGTAATCTTTTTGAATGTTATGAGCGACCTGCTTTTTGCAATAATCGCAGCACTTTGCACTTATTTTAAAATCCGGGGGATACTCTCCTATGAAGTCACGCATGTACTTGGAAGAATTGATAACCAACTGGATATTTGGTCTCGGTTCTCCTGCCGCATTACAGCAGCACAAGAAATTAATCACGCTCTCGCATTTTGGATATCTTTCTCTCAATTCCTGGCGCTTTGCCGCTTTGTCTTCTGCCTGATCGTATTCCTCTGCAATAGACAGTGGAATTTCTTTCCTTTGCCAGTCAGATAAACCTCCTGACATGATCTTTGATACGAACGGAATCCCATATTTTCTTGATGCCTGTACGATATTAATCTTAGGTCTGCATTCCTGTATCTCTACTTCATATTTTTCAGCAGTTCTCTTTACATGATCCTTTGTTGCTTTCATTTCAAGTCCTGTATTGAAAAACACATATTTCACTGGCGGAAGATTGAATGTGTGTCTTGCTTTTTCGATAATATCAATCATAATATCGCTGTCAGCTCCGCCAGAATACGAACACACCGCATTCGGATGTTCTTTAAGATGTTTACCTACAATACTCTGAATTGCGTTAAATTTATGTGGTGAATCAAAATCAGTGTAAGCTGGTCTATCTAAAAATACTTTACTTACTCCCTGTTTCATTTTTTCTAAGAAGCCCGGTATACCCTTGCCCCGGCCGGAGGCTGGCTCCTTTCTTTTACTTTGATTTATTTTCTGTCAGATAATCAGGACAGTCTTCTGCGTATTCATAATTGCCCATATCATCGCATTTATCTTTACAAAACTCTGCTTCTTCGCAACAGATGCAGCATTCCATTTCCTTGCCTGGATGTTTTGAACAACTTAATCTGCAAATCCCCATTAAACTCCCATCTCCTTAACCAGTTTTTTATTCTTTTCATCGAATCTGACATCTGTGTTCTGTTCGATATCACACATCATGTTCAGAACGCTCATTTTGCCCTCATTTGCCATTCCAACAAACTCATTGGCAGTTCTTACCACATCAAGCAATCGCTTCGTAGAGAAGCCATACAGTTTTCTCAGAGCCATCATGGTTGTGACAGTGTTGATCGTATTGCTCCAATCTTCTCCGGTATTGAATCCGTCCTCATAAGCTTTCTTTTCCATTTCTTTAAGCTGACTACTTGCATTCTGCATGGCTCTTCCAAACGCCTGTGCAGCCTGATTGTTCTGCGCCAGCGGAAGCTTCCGCTTCTTCGGCTTTATTTTTAATTTGCTACTCATATTTTTTTCCTCTTATCCGATTATCCCTGCAAGGAACTCTCTCTGTTCCCCCATGGCCTTTTTCTTCCGGATGCTCTCTTCCGGCATTTGTAACTCCACACTGGTCTTCACGATCCGGTCCCTGGTTCTTGCATCCACGTTCAGTCCGTCTGTGCTCATGTTGGACGTGTAGATCGTAATATTCCCGTCTTCCATGCGCTTATTGATCAGGCGGAATAGTTCCTGCCTCTGCCAGTCCTTGTCAGCCTGTGCGCCGATATCGTCCAATACCAGTAATCTGCATTCCTGGTATACTTCACTGGGATCCGCTTCGCCCCTGTCCCTCTTGTAGCTGTCTCCGACTATGTTTATGTAGTCCACAGCTGTGATAAACCTCATCTGCAGGTCATATTTCATCATCAGGGACTTTGCCAGGCAGCAGGCAAGGAATGTTTTCCCACTTCCCGGTGTTTTACTCCAGAGGTATAAGCCTTTCCCGGCTTTATTCCACCTGTCAAAATTTTTCAGGATATCCGTGCACAGGGTTTTTAGTTTGCTCATGTCAATCCTGTATGCAGCGAAATCAAATTTCATGAAGTCTGCATCATGATACTCCGCTGGAACTCCTGTGTTGTCCTCGCTCCGTCTTGCACCTGTGCATCTTGTACAGCGTCTTGCAAACATTGCCTCTTCCGGTTCCCCGTAAGTTAGGACTGTTGCTGTGTACAGTTCCCAGCCGGTGCCATGGCATACCGGGCAGTCACCATAACCGGACGGAGTTTGTTGGTTCTGGGTCATTTGCCGCACCTTCTTTCGCATCGTAATTTCCATCAAGGACTTTCGCCATGTTGGAATCGCAGATCAGCCAGTCAAAAGTAGCTGACCAGTTGCGCTTATTTGCGCCTTTCAGGAAGTCAGAAGCCTCTGCCTTTTCAAACAGTGTCTGGAAGTCATCAAGAGTATATCCTGTCTTCAGCCTTGCGCTGATAGCCTTCTTTCTTGCATCAGACATCTTTACCAGGCGGGGATACGACCCACAAACGGAATTGTATAATTCACGAATCGTGGCATAGATGCTGCTTTCCGGAGTTCTACTCTCATAATCTCCTTTAGGAGATTTATTATATTCTTCCTTTCTTTCCTTCTTCCCTTCTTCTATTGTTGTTAGTTGCCTGTTAGTTGCTTGTTGGTTGCCTGTTAGCTGATTGTTAGCTACCTTGTTAGCTGTCTGGTAGGCATCATAGTTTTTTACTGTAATTACGCTGAATTTACTGTGTTGGCTGACTGTTATCTCCTGTGTTAGCTTTAAGTGTTTTATGGCTGTCCTTACGTTCATAACTGTCAGTCCTGTTTCTTCAGCCAGAGACTGGTAAGATGTAACAAAAGAACCTCTGGGGATCTCCATTCCCTGAAACCGCCCATTCTTCCAGTTTGCCTTTAAGAGGATATGGAAAAACACGACTTTGGTGTTTACATCCTTGTACCATTCCCATTCAAGAATCTTCCTGCTGATCTTCACGTAATCCATAACCAGCCTCCCATTCCCTGTATATCTTCATCCAATCGTCCAGAGGCATTGTCACAAGCCATTCACAGTGGTTCTTTCTGTGGAACACTGCCGACAGTTCTTCTGGCTTTCTGTCTCTTTTAGACTGGTCTATGGCATCATATATATTGAGTTTCTCTCTTCTCTTGACTTCGATGTGGATTCCGGGAAGTCCGACCACATCCGCATCACCATTAGCCCCGCTGTACTGCTGGCCTCTTCTGGCTTTATATCCGTAGCCCCGAAGGATACCGGCTACTTCTCTTTCACCGGCAGCTCCTTTATTTCTGCTGTTCATGTTTCTCCTTTCCCCTTCCCATGATCTGACAGGCTCACATGGGAAGGAAGAAATCTATGTGAATTTTAGTGGCACCCTTATTTGTGATATACAAGCATCTCTCTGTTCCATTCCGGATAGAGACGCTTCATGTATTCTTCTATGTACCTGATCATGTCTGGTCTGAGTCCCTTGGAGCCATTGTCAAGAAGCTGATGATGGTATCTGCATCCTGTCACTCCATTCTGCTCGATTCCAAGACCGCCCTGCGAACGGTTCACGATATGCATGATATCAAGCTGTTTATATTGAAAGTCTGCACTGGCATTCATGTAGAATCCGATCTGGCAAAAGATGCAGCCATGATCTCTCTCTATGATCTTTCGCTTAACATCCGGTCTGAACTGCAAAGCCCTTGTCCTTCTGTTCATGTTCTCCTCCTATTCCGTACTGTTCAAATAGTTTCTGCTTCTCAAATGGTGTCATGATCTCGCTGTCCGGAATGCCGGAATCTCTGCAATCCTCAATAAGTCCGCTGATCAGTCTGGCCATTTCTTCTGTGTTGTAGGTACTGGAACCTCTCGGCAGAAGATATACTCTCTTTGTCTGTCCCTTCATGACTGTAATCTTCGGAGAGAGTGCCAGATGATATTCCATCTTATTCAGAACCTCTTTTTCTGTCTGATCAGTATCGGGTAAGGGAACAGCGATCAGCTGTCCCTCCACCCGTTCGAACTGTCCATACTCTCTGAGCATCCTGTTATGAGCTTCTGCATTCGTCCATCCATGTACCTTTGCCAGCTTCGTAAGAAGGCACCAGTAATAGGCATTTGCATCAAGAGAGCGCTTCTCCCTGTGCTGTTTCAGCTTCACATCCAGTTCTTTCCCTGAGAACGTCTGCAGGGCTTCTGAGATGTCCTGATCGGTGGATATGGTAATGTTCCAGTTTCTTGTCACCATATCCCTGAACATGGCTGAGATTTTGCCTTTAAACTCCATCAGTCATCACCATACTTTTCCTTCAAGGCGTTCAACATATTTCCTGCATCAATTTCTGTAAGAGTTTTCCAACTCTTTCCATTGGAACTGATCCAGTATTCCAGGTTAATGTTGTGTTTCTGTCCTATGCTCTTGATTGTTTTAATCTGCGCAGCTGTAGCAAGCGGCTCATCACCCGGTATCTCATTACTGAACGGCTTATGCTCCTCTTTTAACCAGAGATTGAATCCCAGTCCTGTATGTATGGCCACGCACTTCACAAAGGAACGACACATACTGTTCCACACTCTCTGTTGACTCATAGAATTATCCTTGACAGGGTTTGTTCCGTTCATTACTGGAGACTGCATGACATATTCTTTGTCATCAATCACAACCTTGATCCTGGTCTCATAAGCCCGGTTCGTTACGCCATTCTTGTCCGTAAATGTAACGTCTGAATAGTAAAGGCTTCCTCCAGTACGTTCATTCGGGATTGGAACGAAATACACAGCCTCAGCCCCATTCTCATGCAGAAGGTCAATACATTTTGCCCAGTTCAGATACAACATACCTTCTCGCTTCTCACAATACGGAAGCACATCGACTTTTCTCATCTCATTAAAATTCCTCAACATATTCACACCACCTTGAAAAAGCAATACAGGTTATCCGAAGCATCTCCGCATTTCTCTCCGTCGATATCTTCAGCTTTGTGGTACTCCACATGGTCCAGAGACATGTCACAGTTCTCATAATCCAGAATGTGATCACCTCTGGATTGAAGTTCTCTGAGCAGTTCATTGATACACACTGCTATCTCCAGACTGGGAAGAAGTTTTATTATGGCTGTCTGATTATTCATCGCATTTTCCTCCTGCTTTCTGGAGAATACGAATCAGATGGCATTTCGCCGCTCTGTAATTGCTCTCAGAATTTCTGGCAAGCTCTGGCCACTTTTCAGAATCGTAGTCATTAATGGCATAAATGCCGTCAAAATGTCCGGATTCCTTGTGGGCTTCATCAATAATCCATATCATCAGGCTGTCTCCTACACTTGACAGTTCAAAGCTAACTGTTGCCTGCGTTTCTCTTATAGCTCTGAATGACAGTTCAAAAAGCTCTTTGACTCTCATTTCAAATATTGACTTTTCTGTTGTTTCAGTTGTATAATTCAACTGAAAATGGTTTTTGTTTGGGTTCACTGGGTTGGCGTTCAGTGAATCCATTTTTATTTCTGTCATGTTTCCTCCTCCTGAACTTTTCTAAGCTGATCTACCGCCCAGTATGTGGATATCCCAAAGAGGATGTTAAACCAGACTGGGATGTCCACATATTTCCCTGCAAGGATGCAGAGGGCTATGATTATGTACTGTTTCATAATGCTTGTCCTTCTCCTATTCTTCACCCAAAATTTTTTCCAGTGCGTTGGTTCGGTTCATATACGTTCTTCCGGTCGTACTTTTCTCTGCTTTCCTGACTGTGCCAAGAAGCCTCTCAAGCTCATTGATCGTTTTCTGATTCTGATCTGTCCACTGCACGATCGGGGTCATTATTCTTTGAATGTCTTTGGCTTCCCTGCGTCTCTTTCTGATTTCTCTCAGTGCAAGACCTTGTAAAACATAATCGTCTGGATAGTTGTCGTTAAGTTCAATGTTATGTAAGATATCCTGCGTCTTATTGTCCAGATCAGTTTCATTACTTGCCGCAATTCTATTTAATTCCTGGCATGATCTGCAGAATTTTAAAAATGCATTGATCTGGTTACTGAATCCATCTATTTTAACCACCTCCGTTTTAATGCTTGTCCTTCTTTCTCCGCCTTAACCGGCGGCTTTTCTTTCATAGTTCATGCTCAGAAGAAGTTCATCCTGTCTCTGGATGAGCAGGCATTTGATTTCTTCTTCTGACATATCACTGGCTTTATGCTGAATTCCATTAATACGGATATTTCTTGTTACCAGTTTTAATTCTGACATCTTCCTCACCTCTTCTTTATGGTATGGGAAATGATATGTATAGGTTACTGTTTATACAAATTTAAGCAGTTTGTCGAACGACTTTCGTTGACTCTCCTCTCATATGCTCTTATCCTGTAAGTACAGAGTAGTGACCTACCCGAGTACATACGATCGGAATGTCCTCAATAGTAAGTTTCAACAACTGTATTGCTTTACAAATATCTATCTGCTTCCATGAACACATTCCATTCATCTTTAGTGCCAATATGCGCTCCGACCATCCCATTGCACTTGCGAAGTTCGACTGAGTGTTAAAAATCTCCACGATTCTTCCTCGTAGCTTGTTATAATCGAATGCCAACTTGATACCTCCTTTCCGGTTCAAGCTTTTGAATTATCTGTGTAATATCACGTCGTCCATTTTCTGTCAACATAAAATTCAATTTTTATAACTTTTATGTTTTTATTATTGAACTTTTGCATAATATGTGTTATATTTCAATTACGAAAAGGAGAACATTATGAAGAAAGAAAACACTGCAATTCGTTTAAAAACAATAATGAATATGCGAGGACTTCGGCAAGTTGATATTCTTAATCTGACTGTTCCATATTGTCAAAAGTATAATGTAAAAATGCATAAGTCAGATATAAGTCAATACTGTTCTGGAAAAACAGAGCCTAACCAAGAAAAGCTTTTTATTCTAGGAAATGCATTGAACGTAAGTGAAGCATGGCTTATGGGTTTTGACGTTCCTATGGAAAGAACTCCCTATAAAGCAGAATCTGTTCAGAACTCTTCCGTCTCTGCTCAGTGCAAGGAAATCATAGAAATCTGCAATCAGTTGTCTCCTCATAACCAGAGAAAGGTTCTCGCCTACTCTAAGAACCTTCTCTCCGCCCAGCAGATGGAAGAAGATCTTCTTGCAGCTCATGCCCGGACGGATGTTGAGCAAACACCCGAAGGTGTTCAGCATGATTTGGATATTATGAATGATGATTCAAAATGGGAGGAATGA